ACTCCTCGCTCGGAGCACGGAACCGGGGCGTATACCGTCCCCTCCGGTCGCCAACCACAACAACCATGGCACACTAATAAAAGCCCGCTGATCAACACCATTAAAGCCCGTAAGGGCCCGGTGGCATCAATGACGGAGGAACAGGAACTATGAACCTCAACCTAACATAGTTTTTGCACTCTACATGAGGGACCATTCTAGGATGATCGGGGCCCCATTTTGAGTAGTTCGCAAAACCGGCTGGACCGAACTCGTTTTCAAACCAGTCTAAGACAGGCTTGGACCACGAGTATTGCCAACACACGACTCTAACGAATTTCTTTGCACTACGTTTCGGTGAGATGAGAGGAGGGAGGGAGGGACGTCCTTGACGTCGGAGAGTCTTAACCAAAGGACCTGGTGTAACGTCGAAATTATTTGCCAAGTCCCACACGGGGCGAGCAAGAAATTCGAGTGGAACTCCTGTCCAACGCAAGACCCTCTCACGTTCTGACTGTGTGTGCGCCTGGTCGACGATAGGGAAGAGGTCCTCTCTAGGAGGATCTGCAACCACGACTTCGCAGGATCTAGAAACACCGGTTATGATGGGCGGAACGGGATCTGATCCCCTCCACCGTCTAAACCAGGACTTCTTCATAAGCCCGGTAAAAACGTATCGAGGTATGTTGGCCACACAGAAATCCCTGAGGGTTATTTCGTGCCTGGCCAAGACTGAGATAGCGTACTGGCGTACACTATGCTTCATCCTTTTCACACCTTTCCACACTTCACCGAGTAGGTCCACACAGTCATTACGAAACGGACGGAGAAAAGAGAGGCAATGCCTAGGAACGAGGCGACGGGAGGGCACATGGAAAGGCTGACTATTCAGGTCAAGCCACGTGTCTGAAAAGCCAGTCTTCTGGCGATTAACTACAAGTCCAAAGGTAGAAGTGACTTCTTCCCAAAGGGAGAAGAATTTACGGTTACCATTGAACATGCAGTCATCGCCGTTGAAACGGCCAACCCTCCTAACGCCCGAACCGAAGCTTATGTCGCAGCAGATGTCGTAAGAGACCTTGTTGATAAGACACAGGATAGGGAAGCTAAGTAAGTTCCCCATCATCTGTTTCCTAGTCAACGTAAAACGTGTCTTGCGGCTCCTAGACCACAAGTGGAGATCTCCCACTGCTGCCAACATTATGCCTCTCTCTTCCTCAGTAAGAAAAGAACTTTCCGCTAATACACTCGTGATAGCCTCAGTTACCCAAGGCAACACATTGTCTGTGGCAGCCGTATAGTCCCCGGAGATGAACGACTCTCCGGACTTTCGGTCGCTGACAATAGCTTCAAAGTCCTCTTTCTTAACGTCCCCTCTTACACACCAACCAAAAGCCGTAAGGTGATCGTAAAGTGCGTCGTGAACAGGGGCTAAAACCCTCTTGACACGTGCACTCTGCATCGTGACTACCCTAAGCTTACCTTTCGTCTTGGCTACGCCTAATCTTAGCTCGGAGATGTCGCCGTAGCGATTATCTCCGACAGATATGGTACCACCAAGATAAGAAGTTTGCTCAAGGCAGCCA